GCTCATCCTGTGTCTCAAAATTTAATTATATATAAGGGTGATCAAAATATAATATTAGGAACAACATCTATAGTAAATTATATTTATGATCCTATTCCTATAAATGGAGAACCTATAAATGGATATATTGAAGATAAAATTACTAATTATATAATAGATAATTTACCATTTACATATACAATTAGTAATACAAATGTAATATCAGTAACTGATAATTATATTACATTTATTCAGCCTGGTTATTCTTCTATAATTGTTAGTCAATTAGGTGATGCTAGATATAACCCTGCTAAAATATCTCCTAAAATAGAGGTGACCGTAATAGATGTTGTGCCTACTATTAATAATATAGTTGCAAGTGGATCTAATACTTTATTATTTAATACAAATTTTGATAGTACTAATTTTAATTATATTAATTTTTATTATGGAACAAGTAGTAATAATTTAAATAATTCAGCTTCGTTTAGTACTATAAATACAACATATAGTTTAAATATATCACCTAACCAAAGTTGGTATGTTAAATCTAACTTAACATTTAATAATGGTAATACAGGTGGAGATTCAAACATGTTTAATTATGTTTATAATAATTATAATTATATTTATTATAATAATACTGGGATTAGTAATAATATTACAAATTTATTATTTATAGGACATTTAGGAGTTTCAAATCAAACTTATATTAATAATATAAGCCCAACTTATCCAGCTACTTATTCATTAATAAATTCATTACCTACATTTTTATCAAGTGCTACTTATTCTTTAAGTTTCTATGTAAATACATTACCATCATCTGCAACTTATTCATTAGAGACACTTCCAAATGGAATAATATATAATGGAACATACACTAATGGATCTGGAACTAATGGGGTTTTAATAAATGTAACTTTTAGTAGTATTAATTTAGTAGGACAAACTAATATTAATTTAATATTAAATACAAATACATAATAAAAAAAATCCCCTCATTAAGAGGGGATTTTTTAATTATTCAGAAACTTCAGCTTCTTTTTTTACTTTTTTAGCTTTTGCTTTTTCTTTAAGAGCTTCAACTGATTCAGCAATTACTCCTTCATCAAAAGTTACTACCCAATCTTGGATTTCTTTAGATAAAGATTTTGCTTTATTATCATAGTAAGATATAATCTTACTTAGATCTCCAATCTTTCTCAAGATTTCAGTGAATAAGAATGTAGATGCTCCTAATCCTTTAACTTTATGCTTAGAAATTAAGTGATAAATATAAGTGATTTCAGTTGCATCAGCAGAGTAACCCTTAATATCTTTATCATTTGATTGTTTAGCACCTGATTCTTTCCATTGTCCTAACATATTGTATAATTCAATAGCTACAAATACTGTGTTAACATCATATTCCAATTTTTCTTCTAAAAGATCTTTTAAGAAATGGTATTGCTTTCTGTTTAAATAGAAAGTATAATTTGTTTCTTTTAACAAACTAGCTAAAGAACCCCATAATTCTTTTGCACTTGTATATAAATCATCTTTCTCTGTTTCAGATTTACCTTTACCATCATTTGATGCAATGAATGCTTCAATACCTTCAATTGTAGTGTCTAAGTTTACTTCATCTTCTGATGAAATTAATCTGTATTCTGTTTCGTTAAATGACATAGTTAATTTTGGTTTAATTACACTATTCTCTAACATTGGTTTTTTTACTTCTTGTTCCATATTTATTTTTGTTTTTTAATTTTTATTTTGTTAAAATATCAAATTCATCTATATCCATATCATCTTTTTGATCAGATGCTAAGTTTTCTAAACTATTTGCTTTACTTACTTTTTCTATACCATATTTTATAACTAATGATGAAAAAGTTGTAAGATCTGGTTTTACTAATTTAATTTTTCCACTATCAATATTTACAGAAATCTTATCTAATTCTTGTTCAAATAAAATAGTTATTGATTCATCATCCATTAGACCCATCACTTCTTCATTAATAGTAACTAAAATAGATTTTCCTAAAAGGACAGCATACTGCTCAGGAATTTTATTTATTTTTACTAAAGTTTTTTGACCTTCATTTCCTTGAAATGCAAAGTCTAGTTCGATTGAAAATGCTTTTTTTCTGAAAACATCGTTAAATAGTGATACTGTATGTTCACTTAATTCGTAAAATTTACTCATATTTTTAATTTTTTGTTGTTTATATTTTAAATAAAATAATGAAAAAGTTTATATAAAATAAAACAACCTACTAAAAATAGTCCGAAATTTATTAAATTTCTATAAACTTTATCTGTCTCAAATAAACTAAATCCTATAATTACTAAGTAACTATACTTATCAACTTTTGATATAGAATATATTTTATATAATTCTTTAAGTCCCATAAAATCTAAAGTTTGACCAATTTTAACACAATTATCTCTGATATAATTTTCAGCAATAGCATTAATATCAGATGTTCTTATATTATAAGGCTCATCAAAATTTTCAACAGGTACATTTATAACAGTATATAATCTGTTAGATAAATCTTTTCTAAGGTTAAAAGATGAATTAAGAGTTAATAGATTTTTCTTTATAGTAGATCTATAAAGAAAAAATAATTTAAGTCGGTTAAATAAATTTGGTTTCATATAACCTATATATATGAAAATTTATTTTTTGTTTAAAAAATTATTTTTTAAGTGTAGCATTTGCTCTTTGTTTTTTACTACCATTTCTAATTTCAGTTAACTGATCTTTTAAAGTAATATGAGCACCTGCTGTGTTAGCTGCTATTTGAGCTAAACTACCATTCATAGAACTTAGCATATTATAAAGATCGTCATTACTTTTACCTTTAGATCCTCCAGAAGAAACAGTTGCATTTTCTTTACCTTCTCCTTTTCCAAAAATGTTATCAAATAAACCACTAATTATATTACTTTTATCTTCTAAAGTATCCATCATTTGTCCAAATTGTGCTGAATCAATTAATGACATAAGAACTATATTACCACTTAAAGATTTAAGAGCATTTAGTTTATCTAAATCTAAATCTTTCATAGAACTTGTTAATTTAGATACACTTTCCGCTAATTCATAATAAGCAATTGCCATAGAAGACATTCCAAATACTACACCTATCATTCCTAATGAAGAAATTCCCATACCTTTAGTTGCTAAATATTCTGATAAATCAATATATTTTTTAATCGAATTAGATATAGTATCCATGAAATCTCCTTCAGGTAAATTAGTTATTTTTATTTGAGAAAATATATCAGCTGCATCTCTTATACCAATGGCAACTGCCGTTATACCATTTGATATTTCATCAGTTCCACCAGAGAACCAACCACTATTATCATGTAAATAACCAAATACTGGAGCAAAAGCACCCAATGCTTTTGATATAGCATCTGCCCATTCAGGAGTTGGACCACCTGTCCAATCACCCCCTTTAAGAACATCACGAGCTACAGCTAAACCTAAAGCAACTCCTGTTATAGAATTAACTATATCATTTGGTGTAAGACCACCTGTAAATATACTAAATATACCACCTTTATCTAATTGATTTATTAATGGCATGAATGCTGATAAACCAGTTGAAACTGCTTGTGCCCATTCAGGAGTTGGTCCCCCTGTCCATGTTCCTTTTTGGAAAATATCTCTTGCTACTACTAATCCAACTGCGACACCAGTTATAGTATTAATAATATCATCTGATTTTAGACCGCCGGTAAATAAACTAAATAAACCACCTGTACTTAATTTATCTATAAGTGGATAAAATGCTCCTATAGCCATAGAAACACCTTCTGCCCAATCTAATGTAGGGTATTTACCATAATTACCTGTACTTAATATTGCTGCACTACCTACTATTAATGCTGCAATGCCTAATACAGCGCCAGCGCCTAATAACAAAGCACCAGCACCTAATCCTGCTGATGATTCAATTACGGCTCCTAATGCAAGAGTTGCAACCCCAAATACTAAAAGACTCATACCAACACCTTCCGCCCATTCAAAAGTTGGAGCATTACCATAACTACCTAATCCTAATATCTGTGAAGATGCTGCAATAACCACTGCAATACCTAATACAGCTATACCTCCATCTATAAGTGCTTCCGCCCCAATACCTAATTTTGTCATAACTAAAGCCATACCAACAACTGCTAATCCAAATACTAAAATACTTAATCCAGCTTGTAGAGCCCACATAAAATCAGGAGGATTTGTATAAGTTCCTAATGCCAATATCCATGAGGATGCGGTTATAGTAGCTGCAATTAATACTATTGATTCACCCCCTTCTAAAATATCTTTTGGTTTTAGTCCTAATTTTTTTAATACAAAAATAGATAATCCAATTACAGTAGAAGCAATTGCCATTGTTAAAGCAATTTCAACTACTGATAGTAAAACATCAAATTTAATTGGTTTAGTTTTTTCTAATATATATGATGAACATACTATAGCAACAGATAATGTTATTAATACTAATGGTAAAACTATAATTTCTCCAACAGAAACATCTTTTAAACCTTTTACTAACATACCTATACCAAAAGATATAACTGCAAATGTTGCTGCTATAAATATAGCAGTTAGTCCTTGGGCAAATCCAATAGGTACTATACCTTGCATTATTTTAGAAGCTTTTGTTATTGCATAAGATAATGATATTAATATAATTGGTAATGTTATAAATTGAATTGGGTTAATACCTTTAAATCCGCTAACCATTTGTTTAGCAGAAAATGATACAACAGCAAATGTTGCTGCTATAAATATAGCAGTTAATCCTTGGCTAAAACTAATAGGCATAATCCCTTGCATAATCCAAGATGCTAAAGTTATAGCTAACGAAAGAGTTACTAATATTAAAGGTAACGCTATTAATTGCATAGGATTTATTCCTTTAAATCCATTTACAATATGTTTTATACCATATGATATAACAACAAATGTTGCTGCTATAAATATAGCAGTTAATCCTTGTCCTATACTAATAGTTGCTATACCTTTCATAAACCAAGAAGATAACATAAGTGCACCTGATATAATGATTAGTATTAATGAAGTTTTAGCTATTTCTTTTAAATTAAGATTTAGTTTATAAACTTTTTCAAAAGCATAAGCTATTAAAGGTATAGCTAACGCTAGTGTTACAACACTACCAATGTCAATTTTACCTATTATTTTAAATGCCATACCAATTGCTAATACAGCAACTGCTATACCAAGTATCATTAAAGCTCCATCTTTAATACGTTTATTTTTATTAGGATCACCAGCATCTTCAACAGCACCTGTTTTAGAATCAACTCCTTTTTGTGGTTTTTTTGCTATATTTAATAAAGTTTCTTGATTTTTTAAAATCTTTTGATTACTATTTTTTAACTCACTTTTTATTGATTTAACATCTGCACTAAGATCTTTTATTTGAGTAGCAATATCTTTAATTTCTTGATTTTTTAAAGCATCTCCAGTAGCCGAACCAGATTCTTTGCTTTTTTTATTTTTATCTAATGTATTAGCAAGTAAATCTAAGGCTTTACTTAAATTATTAAAAGCATCTAATAGTTTTTTATCCATTTTTTAGGTTAGTTATTATTCTTATATATAAAATAATAATATATACATATATGAAGAGGTTAAAATATTTTTTTAAGAGGGACACTGATAAAGTGTATGCATTAAATCAAATTTTGGATAAAATATCTAAAAATGAAACTATATCTACATGTGAAAAGAAATTTTTAGATAACTATAATTTAGATTATATAAAAGATTACTTATATTTATCAAAATACGATTTTATTTCACAAGTTAAATATTTGTTAGATAAAAAAGATATGGTATGTAATCTTCAAGCATATAATGATAAAGTTTTAGAAGTTATAAATAAAAAAGATAAAGATTTTCTTTTATTAGAAAATCAAGAACATTGTGAAGTAAAAGATAGTTATCTTTACCACATAAATTATATATGCAAAAATGATCACTTTTTATTAACCGAAAGTGATGAATTTTATGAAAAAATAGAAACCGATGATAATTAAAAAATTTAACAAATTTGTAGAATCCATTAGTGGAGCAGAAATACCTGTTGGTGCAGGAAGTATAGGACCGGCATATGGTAATCAAGTATTAGATATAGGAATAGATGCTAAAGATACAGGAGTTTTATTTTCCGAAACTACAGGAAAATATTATACATTATATGAGTATCAAGAATTATATAATGCTTATTTAAAGGATGGGGGTAAAGAAGATCTTAAAGACTTTACTAAAGATAATTTAGAAATGTTATTACATAAAGCAAAAAAGTAGGCGATGCCTACTTTTTTTAATTAAATTGAGTGAAGTCCTTGACCATCATTTGATGATTCAATACTAATTACTTTTATTTGATTTAATGAATCTCCTTTTTTTACATAGATTTGATTAAGTCCTTTTGCACTACCTCTTTTAAAGATTTCTGTGAAATAAGCAAAAGCATTATCACTTTTTTCATCATTAAAATTATACCAATTAGAAAACATATCTAATAAAGCAGATTGGTAGCAATCCATTTTATCTTCGTTGTTGTAATATCTAAATTTTTTAATTGTTTTTTTAGCTAACATTTCTAACATTTTTTTAGCAGGGTTAGTTAATTTTCCTTGAGCTTTTGAAATAACAATTTCAATGAAAAGTTCTTTGTTTTGTAAATACATTTGTAGATATTATTTTTATACTATAGACTTTTTTGATAAAAAGTTTAACAAAAAAAGACCTATGTATAAAAATACATAGGTCTTAACCGTTATTTTATTTGATTAGATTTTAACTCTTTCGTTATATTGTAATTCTTTTACAGCTTGTAATTCTGTAGATAGTGCGTTTTCTCTTTTTTCTAAATTAACTAATGCAGTTGATAAAGTTTCTGATTCACCGATATATTGTAAAGATGTTTTAATTTTACTAATATTGAATTTAATATCTTCTAATTTAAGAACTATTTCTCTTTCTTTATCTTCTAATTTTCTTTTGCTAATTAATTCTTTATCTAATTTATTTTCAAAGAAATATGTTAAATCGTAATTTAAGTCATTTTTAATTTCATTTACTATTTCTAAAACTGAATCATATTTGAATAATGAATGCCCGAATCTTTCATCGCAACGATAAATATAAGATGCGTCTTTATAATTGAATACATAAGCTTCTAAATAAGGATTAACTATATTTGATACTTTTTTAACTATATCTAATTCCACGAATTTATCTAAATTATTTGCAGTTTCAACAATTAATGGATAGAAATTTTTATTTATTAATGGCACAATTGGAGAATTGAATAAACTTTCTAATGTTGTTTCTTTATTTAATAAATCTTCATTGATATAAATTTGCCCTTTCTTTGATACTGATAAGCCGATTGTTAAATTTTCTGAAATTCTAAAGTTAACTCTTTCAGCCGTGATATTTGAATACTGCATTGCAGTTGATAAAGTTCTTAATAAAAGGATTTTGCTTTCATCTTTAACATGAGTTTCTACTAAAGTTTTTTCAATGTTATCATCACTTAAGAAAAACCATGAATCTCTAATTAAACAGATATATCCATTTTCTACTTGTTCTACTAATGTATAAATAGGTTCTCCCTTACCACCTGATAGTAAGTTAGCTCTTTGTTCAGGAGATTTTGTTAAGTTATGTACGAATAATTTAATCTCAGGAACCCAATCATAAATTGCTAATTCGTTTAATACTTTTGACATTCTATCAGAATCAGAATCTAAATTGATAGTTTGTAAGATAACGTTAATAGGTTGTCTATAAAGTTCACCTTGATTTTTAGTATTTAATACACTATATAAATGTTTTAATTCATATACTAATTGATATTCTTTCATATCATTATTTAATGCTTCTAAAAAAGATTTTACGCCTTTATCATAAGTATATGTTTTTAATCTTTCGTTAAGCGAAAGAACAGTTTGTTTTTCTGATATATCATTAAGAGAACCTAGATAAGCCTCTAATATGTTAGATACTTCTTCTTGCTCAATAGATAAACTTTTACGAAAGTTAAAAATTTCCAATTTAATATTTTTCATGAATATTTATTATTTTTGTTATTAGTATATATTTTATATAAAAAGTCATTTATTTCTATTTTAGAAAAATAATTACTCATTATTTCTTTTTTGTACTCTTAGTAAATTACTCCACCACTTACTTTTCTTCGGATTTACTATCAAATCTTTATTATTTGATTTAAATCCATCATAATTAAAAGCATTTGACCACGTCATATTTTTATCATTAAGTTCTAAATTACTTTTTGGTCTTCTATATGCAGGGTAATAAGTAGATACCTCAAATTGCATTGTTAATTTAAGTGAGTTGTCTGATGTCATGTTCTTTTCTCTCGAAAACTCAAGTGTTTTTGTATCAGGTAATATAATCATAGCATCTATATTCATATAATTATATTCAAATTGAATATATCTATAAAATGAAAAAGAATCTAAAATAGCTTGGCTACATTTAAAATAATCTATCTCATTTGCTAATAAAATTACTAAATCAAATTTCACACTCAAAGGAATAGCTTTAATTTTTGTTAAAACTTTTTTTATTTCCTCATTATCATCAATTACAGTTTTTAACCAAACATTTGGATTATTAAATCTATCAGATAAAATATCAAATCCAGTCATTGTTAAATGACCTCTTGGTATTTTATCAGTATTTAATTCAACATATCTATTATCAGATACAACATCATCAACAAATGAATCTAATAAAAATCTTTCATCACCAGTTAGAGAATAATAAACAGGTACTGATACTTCTATATTACCACTTGAAAATCTATTAACCCACATTAACTCGGATTCTAAAGTATCTAAAACACAAAGACAAAGGTCTCTAAAATAAGAATCATCAAAATTCGAAACATTACCTATTGACATTTTTTATTTTTATTTTTAAATTCTGATTCCCATATAGAAATCACTTTATATCCTAATTTTTCTAAATTTTCTTTTTTATTTATTGTATTATTATACAATTCTCCGAATGTCTTTTTACAAACTTGGTTATAATCATTTTCATTATATTTATTTAAATTACCATGCCAGTAATCACCATTAAATTCATAAATTATATTATTTTTATAATCAATCCCATCAACAATATATTTATCTACTTTTATTTGTCTATTTTCTTTTGGAATAGAAAGTAAATCTAACCATTCATTTTCTGTAGTGTAAAAAGTTCTTGAACATTTTTTACACCCTGAATTTTTATGTAAATGATATGACGCATTTGTTGTAAAATATCCATGTATTTTACAACCTAAAGTAATTTTATCATAAATACCATTATATACTAATTTATCATAAATAAAACTATCTCCATATTTTTTTATTGATAAATCAATAAAATCTTGTTTAGAGTGTAAATTTTTACATTTTTTACAACCATAACCATTAATATGATTAATTGCTCTTTGTTTAAAGTTTCCGTGTATTTTACAATTTATTTCAACTAAATCTTCATAATTTAATAATGTTTTTATATTATCATATGAATATTTATCATTGTGTATTTGTTTACTTTTTAAAAGAAAATTTTCTAATCCTTTTCTTAAATTATTATGATAGCACAATTTACACCCGCAGCCTTGTAAATGGCAGGTAGGTGTCATTTCAAAAATACCATGTTCTTTACATATTATAGGAACTTTTATATTTGCTTTTACAAAATTAACTAAAGAATAATCATACATATTACTATGTAATAGATTTGCTTTCTCAATAAAAACATCATTATTTAAAAAACTTTTACCTATACTATTACATTTAGGACACCCGCCTGTTATAGAATCTAAATGTTTTTCTGGAGTTTGTAAAAACTCTTCATTATGTTTTTTACAAGTAATAATTATTTTACTTTTCTTTTTAATATAAATTACTTTTGAATAATCATATTTATCTCCATGTTTAGATACAAATCTATTTATTAATTCATTTATATCTAATTTACGATTAACACTATTTTTAATTAAAGAACATTTTGGGCATCCACATTTATAATGAGATGCTGCATTTTGTTCAAAATCACCATGTTCTTTACAAGTAATAATTAATTTATTCTTATTACCTGTATAGATAGTTTTTGAATATTCATAACTATTATTATGAATAAACCTAACTTTTTCTATGTATTCTTCTTGTGTTAATTTTTTTGACATTTTAGTTATATATTAAAATGATGTTTTCCTCTTGTATTTTTTACATGTGAAAAATGTATTTTTTAAACTTTTACATGTAAAAATATATAATTTAAAATAAAGATACTTTCCTTAAAAATATATAATATATGGACAATTTAAAAAAATATCAAGAATTTAGTAAAAGTGAAGAAAAAATATATGAATTTGCTTTAAAAAAGCATATGAATATTATTAGACAAAAAATAGAAAATAATATTAATTTAGGAATGAACAAATTCCATTTTGATTTTGATTTTAGAAACAAAAATGATTTTAAAGAATTTGATCCATTTGGTGTTATATTTGATATAATTATAGATTATAAAGATAATAATAAGAAGAAATATTATGCTTATGTACAAGAAGACATAATTAAAAAAAATAATTTTAAAAATTTTGACATTAAAATAGAAATAATTGACATTAAAATAGATTATTATCAATTATTTTCTATAATTGTTCATGAATTAAAACATATATATGACTTATATCATAATAATAATCTTGAATCTTTCGATAAAGTTTTACATACAAATGGATTAATAAACTTTTATAAAAAAAATTATTGGATACATGATTTTATGCAATTAAATTACTTAGCATTAGATCATGAAGTAGATGCAAGAATTAGAATGTTGTATGATAAATTATATTATCTAAGAACCTTTGATAAATCTATGATTCAAGATGAATTCAAAAAAAATTATTTATATAAATCAGCAATGATGCTTATTAATTTTGATTCAAATAATATTCTAACAAAAGTTGAATTTAATGAATTGTTAGAATTTACAAATTTATTTATAGAAAATATATTAAAGAAAAAATATGTTATAAAAACATTTAATGAATTAAAAAATTTTTATAAAGAAATAAAAATAAATTTCGAAAAAATTGGGAATAAATTTTTATTAAATTCTAATGAAATTATAGATAAATTTATAAGAGACAATAAACCTTATTCTGAAAGTCATTACCTAACTATAGGTTATGAATATAATAATGATGAATTTAATAATGATATTTATGTATATCATGAATTATTAGAAATATACAATTATATTAAATTTTAACTTTTTCCTTAAAAAATAATATAATTTTATATGAAACAATTACTACTAAACGAAAGATGGAGACCTAAAAAATTAGAAGATTTGGTTATCCTACCAAGAATCCAAAAGTTTTTTCCGAATGGAGAAATAACCGCTAATTATGTATTTTATGGAACACCTGGAACAGGTAAAACTTCCTTAGCAAGAATTTTAATTGGTAAATATTCAAAAGATAAACCTTATTTAGAATTAAATAATTCTTACTATTCTTCAATTGATGATTTAAGAACTAAAGTTGATGATTTTTGTTCTAAAGTATATACAGGAATAGACTTAGATTCCGAAATAACAAAAGATGATATAAAATATGTATTTTTAGATGAGTTTGAAAGATCTTCAATTCAATATCAAGATGCATTAAAAGTTTATATTGAAGATTTCTCTAATAAGAATGTTAGATTTATTTTTAATACAAATAATATAAACAAAGTATCTGATGGTATTAAGTCAAGAATGACTTGTATTAATTTTAATACAATAAATGGAGAAGAAGAAAAGTTCTTAAAAAATTCTTTGTATAAAAGAATAATGAATGAAATATGTGTTAAAGAAGAAATAGAAATTAATAAAGAAAATTTAGTAAAGTTAATTAACAGAAATTTTCCTGATTTTAGATCTATAATAAATGCTTTACAACAGTTTAAATTAACAGGTGAAGTAACAAGTAATAATTCAGTTAATGCTAAATTAAAAACAGATTTATATAATGTTGTATTTAGTGATATGAATTATGAAAAGATATATAATTTTATGATGGATAATTTTGGTCAAGATAATATTGATGAAATGTTCCAATTATTTAGTCGTGATTTTATAAATTGGGTTTTCAATGAAAAAAGAGAACATATGGATAAATTATTTGAAGTTAATTATATTATTTCAGAATATCATAAATTATTAGATACTAATACAGATCCTGTAGTTGTTGGAATGACTTTGATTGGGAAATTAAAAGATTTGTTTAAATAAAAGAATATATATTTTAATATATATTTTATGTTTGACTTTAAAGATTTTTATATACTATACGATGGACATCCTAAATATAATTCTTCTGAAACAGAAGAAGATGATATAATGCAAATGATTATTCAAAAATATGAAGTAATTATTTTTACTAATCAAGGAGAAGTTTATGGGGAGCCAGATTTAGGTGCTAATTTAGAATCTTTAATTTTTGAAACTAAAGTAAGTGCGGAATATGTTCAAAAAGTAATAAATGATCAGATAATTCAATATATACCTGAAATATCAGGAGTAAACTACGAAATAAATTGTTTATTTACAAAAGATCCTTTTAATTATCAAGATATACTTTATGTTAATTTTAAAATAGGTAAATATGATGTATATGCGCAATTAGGAGTTTATAATCAGGTTCTTAATTAAAATAACAATAAGTACCACTATAAATAAATTTGTGTTGTATAGTTATATCTAACCCAAATGTTTCCATAGAAACTTCTATATCTTTTAAACAATGTTCTATAGCACCACCTACTAAAATAATTTTTCTTCCTTTTAATTTATTAAATAGATTTATCATTTTTTTAGTTAAATGAAACCACATATGTTTATGGTTTACAAAAATTATTTTAGTTCCGTGTTTAGTATCAAACATATCACCAACTTTTAACAAATTATTTTTTTGTTTTTCAACAATAGTTCTATAAACTTCATTAGTTAAATAAGGTTTATAATAAACTAAATGGTGTTCATTATGATAACGTTTTTCTATTATATCAACTTCATTAAAGTTATATAATTCATCAAAAATAGGTTTTATAGGATTATCAGAAAACATAAAATCTGTTCCTGGCTTATCAAAAATATGATTATCGTATATTTGATAAACTTCTGTAAATTCCGCAGAATATTTTTTTAATTCTTCTAAATAAATATCATTAAAGTATTTCTTGAAAGATTTTTGAACATCTACAATAACTAATACTTTATCCTCAAATTCTTCAAATATTTTTAAATATTTCATAAAGTATATATTAAATAAAAAAACCACCGATTAGGTGGTTTTTTTATTTTGGTTTTTATTTTTAAACTTGTTCTTGAGTTTGAGTTTGTTCTTCTGGTAAATTTTCTTCTGTACTTTCATATTCTTCTGTAGGAGATGATTGTTCTTGAGCTTGAGGAGCTTCTTGTGGAGTCTCAGTTGGAGTTTCTACAGGTGCTTCTTGAGATTGTCCTTCGTGAGATGCAGGTTTTCCACTACCAAAGAAATCATTTGGGTTTAACTTCTCAATATCTAAATTCATTTTAATAACTTTATTAACTAACATTTCAGCAAGGTCTTTATCACTGTAAGTTTTACGAACTTTAATGCCTAAATTAGTTTCTGCTTTTTTAATAAAACCATTAATAAGGGATTGAGGGATCTCAGTAGTTGTTCTAACTTCATATATATCATCAATTATTTCAACACTTTCATTAATCACTTGTAAAGTTTTTTCTTCTTTAACAGGAACTTCTTGTGCCTTTTTTAATTTTACATGATTTTCATATTGTTTTATGTATTTCATAAATTTAATTTTAATTTTAATTATATATTATTAATCAAAAGTCATTTTTTATTAATTTTTTATAATTTTATTTTCCAATAAGTTCCAACTCCATAATTAATTTTACCATCTAATCCTTCACTTACTTTTACTTGGAAAATTTGATCTTTATTTGTCTTTAAAATAAGCCCAACTTCCGCTGAATTTATTAATGAACTTCTATTTCCATTAAGACCACCCCCTATATATAGTTGATTTTTAGCAGCAGGTATTATAGTATTGGTTACAACTATTCTTTTATATGGTATTTTTAAATTAGTAATTAAAGAAGTACCTGTTAATTTATTTTGAGATATAGTATCTATTGCTGTTACTGTTCCTACTGAATCTATTTTATATATAGCTTTATATATATTTTGAGTAAAATAATCATTTCCTAAGTTATTATATTGTTTTAATAAATCAGGATAATTTGTATCAGGAATATATTTTGGTATAGTATCCCAATGTTGGGTTGGATTAGATTTTACAAATTCAATTTTTCCAGGAGTAGTATCATGAATTTTAATAGTATCATGTATTACTAATGTGTCTGATTTTACTTGAGGGAATGGGGAATGGCAACCACAACTATTAAATCTCATTAATAATAAAATAATAAGTAGGGTTCCGATAATTGGAATAAATAATTTATTCATAGAAACTTTTTTATTTTTATATATAAAAAAAATACTTTGTTTTAACAAATATTTTTCTTATATTTTATTAGTAAAAGTATAATTATTTATTTGCTTTCTATCCCCATTAATTATTCTGCGTATAATCTTAATGTCTATATTAAGAATCTCTGATGCATCATAAACATTATTAAAAGTTTGAATAATATTATTATTTAAATCTAATTGAGATACTTTTTTTGATATTTTTCTTCTATCCCATTTTCCTACTTTATATTCTTTTAATGTAGAGAAAAATATATACTTTCTTTCTAATCTTAAATTTTCAGAATCTTTATACATTGAATCATATATAATTTTTAAATCTTTAAATGAATAATATAAAATAGAACATAAACCATTTATATCAGAATTATTAATTTTTATACTTAATTTAGTATCACTTAATCCATATTCTAAAAATACTTTTTTTATTTTATTTATTATTAAAGTAGAACCTACTAAATCAAATCTTAATCTACCTTCTTTATTATTATTTTCTTTAGAAATAGAACCATCGCCATCAAATAAACCTCTTAAAAAATGCCAAAATAAATCTGAATTTATTTCAGGTAAATCACAAGTAAAAGATTTATTATTAGTAATTCCTAAATTATTTAAATGTTTAACTATTAATTTAGAACAAATATGTAATGTATATCGAGTATATGTTTTATTAGTTCTTTTATCAAATGTTTCTACTTTACATATTTTATGCTCTGATTCAATCTTTTCTTTAAATAATTCAACTAAATCTAAATCTTTTGATATAAAACTGAAACCATATCCTGTATTATCTATACTACCATCAGAAAGTATTAGACCTATTAAATAGGCTTTTTCTTTTGTATCTATTTTTTCAAAAAAATTTTCATTTAATGCTCTTTTTCTATTTGATCTAATCTCAATATTATTTTTTAATAAAATTTTCTTTACCTGAGTAGTTCTAGTTGGTGTTCCATATATTTTTGATATTTCTACCAAATTTTTACCTGATTTATATAATTCTAAAACATGCTCTTCATTAAATTTTTGTAATTTCATATTTTTTAATTTTATATATTAAAAAATAAAGTTTCCTTTGATTATGAAAAACATATTAATAAAAACAATTATTTTTATTTTTGAAAATTTTTATGTATATTTGTATAAATTAAATATATAATAATAAATAAAAAAAATAAAAATAATAAAAAATGGAAAACTTAGTGAGTTTCGACTTCGACAGTACCCTTATACATACTCCCACTCCTGAAAGTGGGAAAGAACTTTGGGAAAAAGAAACTGGTTCATCTTGGGCTGGAAGAGGTTGGTGGGGTAATCCTGAATCTTTAAACTTAAATATTTTTTATCCACCAGTTAATCAATGGGTATATAAATTTTATAAACAATATTCAGAAGATCCTGATAGTCATTGCTTTTTAGCAACAGGTAGAGTTGAAAAGTTAAGAGGAGCAGTAATAAATGTTTTAAAACTTCATGATATTGAAATAGATTTGTATTGTAATCCTGGTATGGATACATATTTATTTAAAGCAAGATTATTTACAAACCTAATTGATAGATATAAACCAAAGAAATTCATTTTATTCGATGATAGACATGAACATTTAATTAAGTTTGTAAATGAGTGGGCTCCTAAACAAAAAGTTCCTGTAGAAGTAATAGATGTAATAAATAAAAAATATTTATTAAAATGAAAGAGATGATCACTTTTAATATATAAAAAAAAATAATATTTATGTCAACTTGTAAAGAAAATAAAAAATTATATGATAAAGAATATAGAAAAAGAAATAAAGAAAAATTAAGAGAACAAAAAAAAGAATGGGTTAAAAATAATCCAGATAAAGTTAAAGAAAGTAGAGTAAGAAATAAAGAATCAAAAAAACTAAGTGATAAAAAATATTCTATTAGAAATAAAGAAAAGTTAAATGAATATAAAAAAGAATGGGCTAAAAATAATCCTGATAAAGTAAAAGAATCAAATTTTAAATATCATCAAAATAAAATGATAAATGATAAACTTTATAAATTAAAACATTTAACAAGTAATATTATTAGAGATTCTTTTAAAAGAAAGGGGATTTCAAAAAATTATAGAAGTGTTTATATATTAGGTTGTACTATAGACTTTTTTAAAAATTATTTAGAAAATAAATTTGAAAGTTGGATGAATTGGGACAATTATGGCAATCCTATTGATGGTTTAATAGAGCCAAATAAAACATGGGATATAGATCATATAATACCATTATCAAATGCTACAACAGAGGAAGAAATTTTTAAATTAAATCATTATACTAATTTACAACCTTTATGTAGTTATCACAATAGATTTATTAAAAAAGATAATTAAAAAAATTAACAAGAAAAAAATAAAAGAAATAATATGTCAACAATTACAGAAACAAGAACATCAACAAAATTAGATGAGATCTTAAGTCAACCATTTGTGTTAATTTTAAATAATGACGACTATAATAGTTTTGAACACGTAATAGAGTGTTTAATGAAAGTTTGTAAGCATTCTTATGAACAAGCATCTCAGTGTGCTCATATAGTACATTTTAGAGGTAAATGTGATGTAAAAAGAGGTACTAAAGAAATAGTAACTAAGATGTATGAACAATTAAAGTCAAAAGGTCTTAGTGTGACAATGGAAGAAAATATCTAATAAAAAAAGAGGCTGATTATTCAGCCTCTTTTTTATTTATTTTTTATTTTATTAATAATCGAATCTAACTCAATTAATAATAGTTCTTTTTTTTCTTTATTAAATTTATCATCTAATTTTATTAAACCATTATCAGCAACCCCATATGTAAGTATAGAATTATATATTTTTTGTATTTCAACGGCATTATTCTTTTTATCCTTTAAGATGTCTAAAGGTATTCCATTTGAATATATATCATTTAATCTTCTAGTTTTACTTTCTAAAAAATCTTTTGATTCCTTTGAAAGATTTTTTAAGTCTTCATTTGCTTCTATTTTATCACTAGCTATTAAATTTTGTAAACTTCTATAAATCTTTTTTGAAATTGAATTATCTTTATTTTTAATTTCTTCATCATTTTTAATTTTTTCAACTTCATTTTTAATTTCTGATAATTTATTTAAAATATATTTTTCTTCAGGTGTATTTTTATTTGTATATTCTTTAAATGTATTAACTTTTTCTTCTGTATCTTTCTTAGGTTCTTTATCAGTTTTTTTAGGTTCTTCATTTGGAGTTTCTCCATTTCCTATTTGTTTAGCATCGGAAGATCCTTCATAATTAAATACCTGATTTAATCCTTTTAATATAGTAGGATCTTTTACTTCGATACTTCTATTATCTGTTTTAATTATAAATTTTTTATTAGAATCTTTTAAAACTTTCATATCACCAATTTCTATTTCTGTATCACTTGGTCTATAGATATCATCTAAATGCTTTTTAATAAAATCTAATGCTTTTTTTGAACTATCAATAAATGGAACAACAATGTCTTTTTTATATCCTAATTCTTTAGGTTTATTATATCCTAATTCTTTAGGATTGTTTTTTTCTTCTCCTTGTTTATTACTTTCTATATTACCCGGTATATTATCTTCTTTCTTTTTATTATCAGAAGGTATTTCTCCTGAAACTTTTTTACTAGCATCTCCATTAACTCCGTCATAATAATAAAATATCAATTTCCAACTTCTATTATGAACTTTAGTTCTATCAAATTCTATTTTAGCAATCCTTAAACCTTTATATGTATAATAAAATAATTGATTACTTTCTTTTTTTTCAGAAATACCTAAACTTGTTAAGCTTTTTATTTTAATTTCTTTTTCTTTAGAAATACCTAACTTATCTTTAACTTTATCCCCAAATTTTTTTATCAATGAAGGACTTATTTCTTTATCAATTCTTTTATTTAATTCAGGAGTAGAAAAGTTCCATATAGAACTTATTTTTTTCTTAGCTTCCTCAAATGTAAAAAAGTAATTAATTGTTTGAGTATAAGGTTGTTGACTTTGACCTTCAATTTTATCTACACTAGCGTTTTTATAAACTATATTTCTCTTATCAAAGAGTTCAAAAACTTTAACATAATTTTCCATATCTGTATATATTAATTTTTAATAATATTTTTTACCATGCCAATCTATACTTCTTTCATAAGTATATGATGTAGCATTTTTCCTTCTGCGATTAACATTTATTAATGCAGAATAATCCGAAACTTCTTTAGCTTCACTTGAATTATTTATTATATTATTAATATAATTTAATACATCAGTTGGTAACTCTTTACTAAAATCTTGTATCATCTCTTTATAATCATAACGACTAAATATAGATGAAGCATTTACTAATGACATAGCACAATTATGAACAACAATACCATCAGCAGTATAACTATTATCATCTTCTACTTCTAAATTATATGTTAATCCTTCATATTGATATTTTTCTGATTTTTCTATTAAAGATCCATATTCGTAATTGTTAAACTTTAATAAACTTGAAGACTTTGGTCTATTTTCATATATAGTAACCCAATATTGGTCTTTTGTATCTTTATTATATCTTTTTCTTTTATATTTATTTATCAAAGCCCAATATCCTAAAGACATAGCAATATCTCTCATACCTAGTGCTAATTTTTTACTTATACTACAACCAATTTTTTTATCTTTTCTATTATTTTTACCTTTTCTAATCCAACCATCCCCTTTTAACCAATATTCTAATACATATTTTAGATCTTTTCCTAAAGTATAAGCATAATATGGTATAATTTTTTCTTTTTCACAATAACAAAAGTTTAACACTTCAGCATAAAATTTACTATTAAAAGATAAATTAGTTGATTTTTTCTTTTTATTATTAAACTCTTGTGTATTAATACCTAAATTTTCTAAATAATTTTTTATTTCATTAATTAATTCTATTTGACTTGAATTAAAAGCAATTGTAATTCTATAAAAATCATCTTTAATATATACGTTACCATCTGCTAAAAAAAGTCCTAAAAATTTAGCAAAATTAGAATCTAATATAATTTCTTTTTGTTTGATATTATCTACATAAGAATATTTATTTAATTCAAAAAAATCTTCCCATTTTAATATTACATTTTTATTATCTTCTAAATTTTCAATAATTGAAACACATCTTCTTTTTGCTTTAAAATTTTCTGGCAAAACCCATTCTCTATTTGTATAATTATTATAATTCCCTTTTTTACAAATTTTTCTACTATAATTAATATTAGAAGCATATATAGGATGATTATATGTTATATCTAATTCTAATTGACCTTTGAATTTTAGTTTATACATATCCCCTTTGAAATTTTTAATACATTTATTAATAACTTTTTTATAATTACCTAAATGAGTTAAAACTAAATCCCCTATTTCTATATCTTTAATATATTTATATCCTTTATTAGTCATTATTATAGAATCTTCTTTTAAACAATCATCATGACCAATATCCGCAGCATATCTAACATTACCTGCTGATGTTATATGTCTAACAAATGTAGTTATTTCTTTGATATTATCTTCATTAGTTATATTAAAATTTCTTTTGTTCATATTTTCTTGATAATCTTTAACCAAAAGATTTTTATTATCTCCTAATTTTAACCCTACTTTTTCTTCACTTGAATCCATTCTATGTTTATATCTAAAAAATATACCAGAACCATAATTATTACTACCATCAAATACATGCGGTAAATGAGCTAAAAACTCACTACCATAAGTATTCGTTTCTAATACTACTCTAAACTTTTCATAATCAAAATATTCAAAAGCTAACATATAAAATAAATCTGCTAATTGTTTAACAGAAATTAAATTAGACCTATATAATCCAATTTGTTCTAACCAAAAGAAATCACTAAAATCATATAAATTAGATTTTTGAGCTTCAATTAATTCTATAGGTTTTAACGCTATTCTAAATATATTTATAATAGTATAATCTTGACCTAAACCTTCCGATATATCAATTGACATTATACCTTTAGTATTTTTACGATTAGCATGATTAAATGTATCCTCATCAACCCATGTTAAGTCTCTATAACTAAATCTTAATTTATCATCAAACATAGGTATATCTCTATACTCAAAATGTTTTTTACCTTTAATTAAAGTATCAATAACACTTTCACTTAATATAGAACGAGTTGCGTTAATAAAACGTAAACCATATTCTTGGTTAAATGCATCTTCTCCACCTATATTTTTTATAGAATCTTCTTTCCATGTAGAAACATCACATGCTAATTGAATAGGTGTTAATACATTATTATTGTCATAAAATTGAAAAGATTTTGTTAATTCTTCAGGACATAGTTCATTATTATGAATTGCTATAGTTTCTTTTTCTATTTCGGCATCAAACTTTTTTTCTACTTTAGTTAAATGTGAAAAGTTAGCTATAACTTGCTCATATAAAGATTCTTCTGTTAAACCAAATTTAAATAATTTAACAGGGTTTAATCTATAAAATGTCAAGAATCTTCCTGGTACTTGATACCAATATATTCTTAATGCTTTAAACTGATTTTTTTGCGGATCGCCTTCAGGGCGTTCCGCATCGGTTAATAATCTATAAAATAGATTCATTCCATTAGGTGTTGATGTAATAATTATTTTTGAGTTTTCTACAGCAGATACTACGGGATAAACTGCTTGGTAATAAGGTTCAATAATATTAGAAGGAATGTGTGCAAATTCATCTAAGTATAAAAAGTCTATCGTAAAACCGATAGCGGGAGTTCTACTTCTTGCAGCTGTTTTAATACGACAACCATTTTCAAATATCATTGTTCTTTGGTTCCAGTTTTTAATACCTACTTTAAGGAAGAATGGAAGGTGAACATATATAGATTTAATTTTATCTACAATTTCAATTGTTGTACTGGCTATGTTAGCCACAATCATAATATTTTTATCGTTGTTAAATGTTACAAAGTGTAACATGGTAATTGCTGCATTAATTGTATTATGACTTAATATACCATTTGTATAAAATCTATGATTTGGATCATCAATAGTAAAATCAAACATACTAACTGATGAATTATATTTTACTATATTTATAACTTTTTTATTACCATATTTTGTAAATAATAAATCTCCTTTTTTTAAATCTTTACAAAATACTTCTTCTAAATTGTTAGTAAATAAAATATGATTATCAGCACATTCTAAAAATAAATTATTTTCTAAAACAATTTTATATACTTTATAAGGTTGTGTTAGATGTATATCAGTAGCTTTAACAAACCCGTTATCAGATTCTACTCTTATATCTAAATTCGATATAGTATTTAATATTTTTTTATTTATATCATTTTGATCTAATGATAAATTCCTATATTCATAATTTTCAATTAAATTTATTAATTTATAAATTATTTTTATTATTATTTTTTTCATATATAAATGAACTTTTTTAATATATATTATATTATCTAATATACCTTAAAAAACAATGATAAAATGAAAAATAATTTAAAAGTTTATAAAAACATAGATAAAAAATTTTTAATAAATTTTATAGAAAATAATATTACAGAAAATAATAAAGAAATAATAGATATGATAAAAAAATCTATATTAGTAGATAAAGAAGTTTTATTAAGAACAATTTTTGATAAACTAAATATAGATTCAATAATATTATCTGTTAATAAAATGGATAATAATAAAGGTTTTGATATTTTATTTATGACCATAACTGATAGTATAGAGTTTTCAACTACTTCTGTTTTTGCTAGCTCTTTTTTAAATTATAGAAATGAATTGAATAGAAAGAAAATAGAAATAGAAAAAAATTATCCTAAAAAAGAGTATTTAATGATTAATAATCAAATGGATATCTATCTTAATGAAATAGATTCTGCTTTAAAATCTTTATCTATCGAAAATTTATTAAATAGCTATTAATAAAAAACCACGATTAAATCGTGGTTTTTTCAATTCCTAAAAAATTTAAACATTTATTTAATGTTTCTTCTTTATTTTTCTTATACTCACTATCCCATATAGTTAAAACTTCAAAACCTTCTTTAATAGCATCTTCTGTTTTTCTCCTGTCTTTATCCCATATTAGTTCAGCTGTTAAACCTCTTTTTATATTAAAATTATGTGATATATCATTAGCTTTATATATTTTCGGATTAGCGTGATATTGATCCCCATTATATTCTATTATTTTTTTATTTTTTAAATCAACAAAGTCATAAATCCATATTCCTGATGTTGAACGATTTATCCTAAATTCCCCTTTACTATTAAATTTATTTGTAGCATAATATAAATTGCATATTTCACTTTCATTATAATAAGTAATTATAATGTTAAATAATTTTTGACTTATTAAAGAGTAACCTCCTTTCAGATTACCATTTTCTAAAAGACTTTTTTGCCATTTATTTTGTCTATTGGTAAATAATTTTTTACCTTCGTCTTCTCCATATTTCTCAATACATATTTTTTCACTAAAGGTCCTTTGTCTTTTAGACAACATTTTTTCAGCTACTTCTTCATTATAGCCTTTATCTAAGTAATATCTTATAGAGGTTGTTAATACTCTATCTTTAAGAGCTTCTTGAACAAAGAATTTTCTTTGTTCATCAGTTTTATCATCTTTATACTTTATAAAATCTTTTGAAAAGGGTGATCTTGAGCGTCTTTCTTCTTCAGTAGTTTTTGATACATGATTTGGATTATTTTCTCCAGAAAATTTTTCAGAAAACATTTTTTTATATTTCTCCTCTTTCATATGTTTTCCCATTTTTTCGGTATCTTTTTTAGCCATTAAAGGAGCATTAGGAAACTTTTTTAAGTAATCTTCTGAAGTCATACCATGAGATTTTAAATGACCTCCATATAACCTTTTTGATTGCTTACCACATTCTCTACAAGTTACAAATTCATATGAATCATTTATAACTATCTCATTTTTTAAAATCATAATTTTTATTCATTTTATGATTTATATATTAAAAAGTTTGGCTCCCCTCAAATTGGAATAATTTTTTATAAAGAAATAATTTTATTTTTTCTAAAAAAGTCAAAGGTCTAATCTTTTTTAATTCTTCATAATAAATCATTCCTATGATTTTTTTGATGCCATTTTCAAATAAAACTTCTGTAGTAAAGGAAAAACATTTACCTATCTGACGACTACCACATAGAATAGATTTTCTATTTTGATATAATTCTAATATATCTATTTGATAATCTCTTAGTGTTAGATTTTTAATACTACCATCTTCAACTTTAATTTTACAATATTTTTGTGCAAAGTATTTTATATCTGTTTTACATTTAATATATTCTGCGATTTCTTCAGGAGTCATTGCGAAGGTTATACCTGCTCTCCTATTTCCTATTTCATTTTTGAACCAAGGATTTTGATAACGTTTTAATACAATACCATCATTTAATTTCTGTGTTAATTCTTCAACTAGTTCTGAGTTAAAGACAAATTTCCTTAATTCTTCTTCGTCTATCTTTGTGCTTTTAGCCATAAAAGAAAAATTATTTTTTTAATATATATAAATAAATATCATATACATAAAAATATGCCAAAAAAATCAGAAAAAGACGTCAAAATGGAGTCTATAAAAGAGGAGTTTGAAAGAATTCAAGAAACTAGCAAAGGTCTAGATTTAACAAAATACTTTGCAACAGAAGATGATTTACCCGATTTAGGTGAAATAGAAATATATAATTACGATTTAGATCTTACTACAGCAAATACTGAAGCATCAGATATGTTAGAATCATTAGTTGATTTATATTTAGGTGATTCTAAAGTAGTAATGGAACATGGATATATTAAACAAAAAATGAAGCAGGATGCTTCAATATATGCAGAAACTATGTTCTTGGGTAAAATGACAAGAAAGAACTATTTAACACAATTAAGACAAATTGATAATGGTGATAATAGTGCTAGAATGCATGAAGTTGTAAATCAAACAGTAGGTCAAATGAGAGAAAATATTAAATTTATTTCTACTCAAAGAACTGAATTAGAAAAATTCTATAAAGAAATTCGTAAAGATTTAGGTTTAACAAATGTAACTACTTCAATTGAGCCAGAAGTTAAAGAAGAATTAATCCAAGAGGAAGAAATTAACAAGGTTGTTGAAGATGATAAACAAGTTGTTGATGCAAGAAGTTTGAATGATATGATCGATAAAATCCTTAAAAATAAGGAATAATTATCTTTTATTAAAAGATTCAAAAGTCTTGAAAAGATTAGAATAATCTAAATAAACACTTTTAGAAATAATTTGATTATGCTTATTTGTAGTTAATTGATTTATCTCTAAAAGTGGTTTTATTAAATCTATGTTTTCTTTAATAACTTCTTTTAGACCATTATCAGTTTTATTTAAAATACTTTTTAAGTAATTATTTACATCATTATATATACTAAGAGTTCCTAAATCAATATCATAAAAATTAACAACATTATATTGTTTATTTTGTTTATCTATAAACTTTTTATCTTGAATTTTATATCCAGTCAATAGTCTTAATAAAAATTCTATTTTTTTGTAATGTACAAAATCAGCATCTTTATCATAAAAAGTTTCATTTATGAAAATGAATTTTTTAATTATAATACCTTCTTCATTTAATTTTTTTTCAACTTTTTCAATTATAGATTCATAATTTCTTTTAGATAATTTAGAACAAATTATATAATTATCATCTGTTTTATTCTTTAATAATTTATTTAATAAATCTATTCTTAATTCATAGTTAGTATTATCAATAATATCTTTATTTAGAAATTCTTGGATAGATATTCCTAAATTATTAAGATCTGCTTTATAATTTTTTGCATGGATTTTTATATTATTATATAATGTTGTAGGAAGCCAATATACTTTACCATTAAAATATATTTTATTATCTTGACTTTTATATATACCATCTTTAATTAAATTAAATTCATATTCACTTATTTTTAATATAGGGATGTTTGGTTTAGTTTTATCAACTATCCATACTTTACTATCTATTACTAAAATAGTATCTATATCAAAAACATTACATTTAAATTTTTCCATTAAGTTATATATTAAATTTTATTTGACAAAACCTTTACTTATTGCGAAGTCATACATTGTCGGTAAATTAATATGTTTTTGAAATCCTCTTTTAATATCTATTAACTTTTTAGACTTACGAAGAATGTTTATTATAACATATCCATATTCTTCTAAAAAATCTAAATAACAATCCGTCCATGGTTTACTATAATGTTCTAAAGTTTTCCATTCTTTATTACCTCCACTCATCCAGTATAAAGTTTTTTCGGGAGAAATATCTGTTAATTTAACTTTTATATCTATATCCCATAGATTTTTAGAATTATCACCAATCATTAGAGCAACTGCTTCACCAACATCATATGTAATTTCATTTCCTATTTCATAAACATATTGGTCTTCTAAATCTTTTATGATGCTGATGTTATTATTTTTAAAAATGATGTTATCTGCTTCATTAAGTCTTTTTCTTCTCATAAATTAAATATTTTTTATTCCTGATAAAAATTTTCCTTCAAATTTACCTGCTTCAAATATCCCATTCTCCCAAATTCCATAAAAATTACCACCCTTCCATATTCCGTAATACCAATTTCCAGCATAAAAATTACCGCTATTCCATATAATAGTATCATGTATGATTTCAATATCAGCCATTTCAATTTCTGAATCTATTAACCAATAAAATTTTTGTTTAGATAATATTTTATTTATTTCAATTGGATCGGTAATGATTTTATCATTAATTTTTAATCTTAAAAATCTCATACACATATATATTTTAATCTTAAACTCCAAAATAACCGATATGTGTTTTTTTGGGAAAAACACATAATTTTAATTTACACAGATTTTAATCAGAATGAAATAAATTTGAATTCATGCAAGATCATGATATATATAATATACTATATTTACTTATATTTACTACATTTTTTTAACTACATTTTTTTAACTACTTTTTTAATACATAAATTTAATATATAAAAGTATGAAAGTACTAAAATTTTACGAAAATGTAAAACTAACCAATGACTTAATAGAGCTTTCTAAATTGATATTAAAATCTATTTTAGAAAATACTTTATTTAAAAAAAATATAAAAGTAAGTTCTATTAGTGAGTTTGAGCCATTTACTTTAAGTGAAGTAAAAGGAGCTAATTCAATGTATCATAACTTTATTTATGGTAAATTTGGTAAAAAATTACATATCTTTTTTATCAATACTGATACTAATGCTGATGGATTTAGTTCTGATTCCAAAGGAAGATATGTTTATGATATAAACAATAATATTGCAAATATACATTTAAAATGTAATAATTACACTTATGAAAGTTATAATAAACTTATTTCTAGGGATGATGCATTTGAAATAATAGAGTATCATTTTTTAAAAGATTTTCTAAAAACATTTATTCATGAATTAACTCATGCTTATGATGATTTTAGAAGTAATTTTAAACTTGTAAAATTTAATGAGCCACCTAATTATAGTGATGTTGAAGGTTATAAAAAGTATTTAAATTATAATTATGAAATACATGCTAGATTTAATGCTTTAATATATGATATTGATTTTTATACTACTGATATTGATGAAGAAAATGATTGTTTTGTTGATACCTTAAAAGATTTTTCAAATTGTTTATCTCAATTCAAAAATAGAATAAATTCTGGTAGATATGCATTTGATTTATTTACTCAATTAAATAGAAAAAAAATATTAAGTAAATTTGCTAAATACTATTTAAGTTTACCGAAACAAAAAATAGGTTAATAATAATTTAATATATAATAAATAAAAATATAATAGATAAATGAAATATATCAAAGAAAGGAAATTATTTATATCTAATGTAAAACAACCTTTAATTAACCCTGAATTACTTAATCAAGATTCTAATTTAATTACTGAAATAGTAGGTAATGATATTAGATTTGGTGGTACATGGTTTGGTCGTTTAATAAATTCTACAATTAGAAGAGCAACAAATGCTTATAAAGGAACTCAAATACAAAGTTTAGTAACAAAAGTTAGAGATCAATTATACTTAATGTTAGATGAGAATATGAGTGGCGAATTAAAAAATGAATATGGTTATTATTTATATCGTCTTGCTATGTCTAATGTTGATGAGATGGTTAAAAATGAGGATATTGAGTTTGAAGAAAAAAAGATTCAACTTATCGGTAAAAGTGGTAACGGGGGTTTAATACAAGCTGCCATTGAAGCATTAACTGAATTAAATCTAAAAGATAAACCAGGTGATTATCAGTATAAAATTGATAATCGTGATTTTATTTTGAAACAATTAAGAGATTTTGCACAAAAGTTGAAAACTTTAAAAAATCCAAAAACAGAAGCTAAACCTGAAGAAAAAGAAGAAGAAAAAGAAGCTCCTCAACCAACTACACCACAAAAACAACTTACATATAATGGTCCTAGTGCAAGTCAGGTTAATAATCAAGTTGGATCTAGTCAATCAAATAAATAAAAATTAAAGTGTAAAAATGAAATATATAAAAAAACATCCTAGTTTATCTAATAATTATAAAGAAATTAGTGATTTTGAAATTAATGAAGAGTTAACACCAAATCAAAGAAAAGCTAATTTAATTAAAGCTCAACAAAGAAAAAATAATTTATCTAGTGGATTAAGTGCATCAAAATATAATGATGTAGATAATTCTAAAAATACAAAGCCACAAGAAATAGAATCATCTACTTTAACTAAACCGCAAAGTGCTAGTGCATCTATTTCAACTGATACAACAGGACCACAAAGTGCTAGTGCATCTATTTCAACTGATACAACAGGACCACAAAGTGCTAGTGCATCAAATACCTCTCAAACTCAAGGAGGAAGTGCCTCATTAACAGCGCCTACTCAAGGCGCTAGTGCATCAACTCCTCTAACTATAGATGGTTTATTTGGATCAATATTTAAAGAAGAAGAAAGACAAAAATGGGAAATGACAGATGAAGATTATAAAAAAATGGAATATATAGGTTCACAAGATGTAGAATCATGGTCTTATACTCCAGATGATACAGATAAAGATCCTATTATTAAAATAGTTGATTTATTTCAACAAGCTCATCAATTATATTTTACACCTCAAATTCCAACAGGAAGACCTTTAGGTAAAGTATCTCAAAAAACTTATTTAGAATATACTTATGTAGGAAAAGAAACAGGTGGTGGACAATGGAGAGAAGATTCTGCTCCTTCTGGACCATTTATAGTAAATTCTATATTTAATAAATGGAGAGATGGAATTGAAAAAATATTTCAAGATAAAGAAATGAGAAAAATATTTGCTAATTCTAAATTTAAAGTAAAAAATACTACAGTTGTAGAAGAACCAAATAAACAAACTAAATTAGAAAGTATTAAATTTATTAATGAAGCTGAAGAAGCAACTGCTACACCAAGTGGTAATGATAAACAAGGTCAAATAATATTTACATTTATGAGAAATATGCTTGATAAAAATAAATTAGCAGATTTTGATAGCAATAAAAATAAATTAATGTTTGATTATTTTGGAATTAAAGGGGATTCAGTTGATAAAGTAACATATAACGGTCTACATAAACCTAATAAAAGAGATACTGATCCAAACGAATTAAGATGGCAAACTACTGATTGTAAGTATAACGAATTAGATAAAAAATTATTTTTATTAGCTATGAATAATGAAACTATTTATTTTTGTGTAGGTTTATCTCATGAAGAAATTCTCCCAAAAGATTATATAAAAGGTGCTAAACGTGTTAATGGTACATACTTCTATTACTGGGAAAATGATGATAAAGAAATTAGAGATTGGGCAACTTCTAAATATCCAAAATTAACACTACAAAATGTTTTAGATAAATTAAATGTAAAAAAACAAAATGGTATAGGATTTTTAGATAGCCTAAATGACTCTGGAGACACAATTAGAAAAAGTGAATGTGAATGGTATTTAATGAAATCACCGGGAAGGGGAAGTATAGATTATAAATATGTTGAAGTACAAGACTTTGAGGGTAAGTACCCTACTAAAAAAGTAGGATCTCAACTTGATAAACCTCTAAAAAAATATGATAGAGATTTGACATCGTATATGCAATTAACAGATGGGGTTGCTAATTACCATTCTAGCGAAGAATTATATAATAAATATATTGGTTCTTTATCGCCACTTGTTAAAGAAAAATTTAAAAAAGCGGTTCTTGAAAGAAAAAAACAAAAATAATTGATGAAAATATATAAAAAGTTTTCTTCTTTTATTAAAGAAGAAGTAGAAGTACAGGATTTAGAGAATTTAGAAAGTTTGGAAAACTTAGAAAAACAAGTAATGGAATATAAATCCAAAAAAACTATTTTAGATAAAATTTACCAAACTAATATTAATGAAAAAGATTTAGAAAATAAACTATTTAATGCTAAATTAGTTATTAGAGGTAAAGATAATAAAATGGCTTTTACCAATGAACTACTAGAAATATGGGCTAAAATTTCAGGTAAGAAAAAAGAAATACAAAATATAAATGATACTATAGAAGGCTATAAAAATAATATAATTCAAAAACAAGATTTAATTAAAAAAAATCTTAATTTACAAGAAAGTACAAATGAAGAAATAACAGAATTAAATAAAAAAATTGCAGATAAATTAAATGAAATTAACCTACTAAAAAAGGAAATGACTAAAATAGATACGGAAATAAAAAATAAATTAACTTTACTAAACAAGAAAATTAGTAATATGAAATCTAAAAAATAGAAAAAATAGATAATTTTATTTTTATATATAAGATAATAAAAAAAATAACATAATATGCCAACAATTCAAATAGGACAATATACAAGACCAGGTATATATATTAATGAGTATGACAATTCAATTTTACCAAACGTTGTAGCACCAGCTGGGAATTATACGTTAGTAATAGGTTTCTCTAAGATAGGACCTGTTAACACACCAGTTTTGTTACAAAGTCAAAATGATTTAATAAATATATTTGGAAATATTGATAGAACCTTAGAAAGAAATGGTTCTTTCTTCCATAGAACAATTCAACAAATGTTATTATCAGGTCCGGTTTATGCTCTAAACTTATTAGAAACTGATGATACTTTAGATCTATTACAATATGCTTCACTTTCAACAGCTTGTAATTATCCTAACTACATTAATTCTAATGGTGCTCCTTATAGCAATTTCTTTAATACAACAGGTTTCTGGAAAAAAGATACTGAATCATTTAACTATTTAGCTAATGATGAAGCAAATGGTAGTACTGATGGAAATAATCTTAATAGATTATTTAACATTACTAATATGAGTGGTAATTATGTAACATTATTTATATACAAAACACAAACAACTTCTTATAACAATAGTCTAATTAACTACTATGGTTCTATTGAAAATATTCCTCCATACTTAAAAGCTACAGATTGGGCTTCTGATTATATGGTTGATGTATTAGCAGTAGCTGGTGATTGGTCTAACTATACTGCTTTATCAGTTGATCCTAGATGGAACAAATATTTTGATGGAACAGGTCTTAAAAAAGGTCAATTATCAAACTTTGCTGCTGATAGAAATGTAAGTGTATTATCATTTTACTCTAATCTTTCTTTCATTCCTTATTTCACTGATTTAAGTGGTAATAACTTATTTATTGAAACTATAATCAATAATGATTTTGCAAACACAGGATTATTCTGTGCATTTAATATGGACTTATATGAAACTGGATTTGCTAATGGTTTAGTTGATTTAGTAGGTAATTCAATTGATTCAACAGAATCTATTGACTTTTTATCTTATAAAGATACAATTGTTGAGAATGTTGAATTTACAAATACTTATTTAGACAGACCAGGTAATGTATTCGGTATTGATATATTAGGAAATCAAAGATTCACAGGAGCTTTTGGTAGAGATTTTACAAATTCTGAAGGTTATGTAAATAATATATTTCTATCAGCTACTCCTTCTTCTTATACGCAATTTGCTGGATTTTCTACATATTCTGCACCAACAACTGGATATTTTCCAGGTATTACAGCATCAGGTAATACTATTTATTATGGAATTACAGCAGGGTTAACTGCTTCAATTAATGTTATTAATTATGGAACTAGTGTATTAGTTACACCTTCTTATTTAGGAAGCAATTTAAATGGTATTAATGGAACTACAATTTCTATATCATCAACTATATTTGGAGCAACTGTAACTGCAACTGCAAGTGCTATTGCAAGTGTAAATATAACTGGATTAACTTATTCTGGATTATCTTATAGTTATTTTAATTTATCAAGTGCTGCTCCTGGATTAACATTAGGTTTTACAATTTCTGCATCAACTGCATCAACTGCTTCAACTGCAATTGCCTCAGATATAGTTAAAAATTGGAACTTATCATATGGTACCTCTACTGGATATACTATGAGTGTTAATGGTTCTATAATATCATTAGGATACACTAATGGTGGTACTGCAGCTAATGGTTATACTTTTTCAATTAATATTGAAAAAGGTATTACATCATCATTGTTTATTAGTTCAACCTTTTCTGGAGGCTCATCATATAACGCTTTAGCTAATCCTTTAATATTAACATTAAATTATCAAACTGAATTTACTCCATTAATATATAATGTAAATTCAGGAGCATATGCTATATCTAATGGAACATACATAACTGTATCAGCAGGGAATTATTCTTTTAATGTAAATCCTGCTTCCTACTCAGCAATAGGTGAATATGAAACCGCTATTGTATTAAATAATAGTGGTATTAATGCGTTATCTTCTACAGTACCTGGATTATTAAACCCAAGCGTTCAGCCAACAGATATTGTATTAGGTTATATGGATTATATTATAAATGGTAATGGAAGGTTATCATCATTAACATTTAGTCAAGTTACAGTTGGTACTGCTGGATATATAGAACTTGTTAATGGAACAGATTATGTATATAATATTAATAACGGAATATTGAGTTTAACTTATTCTAATACAGCTGTATCACCTAATGTTAATCAGTATTTAACATATAGAAAAATAAAATCTTTTAATTATTTATTATCAATTATAAGTAGTTCTAATTTTAATAATGGTTGCATTTTATATTCAACAGGGGTTAATGCTTTAATTAATAGTACAAATAATATGAATTTAATTTCATATAATAATTCAAATCTAAGTAATAAAAACATATCTATTAATTTAGGATTAACAACAACAAGTATTAACCAAATAGTTTTTTATATAAAAGATGATGAATTAGTAATTGGAGCTCAGGGTATGGTAACAAGTGATAATTTACCTATTACATCTTTAACTGGATCTGTTAGATATCAATCATCATTTTATCAAGATTATTATAATGGTGATATAAATACTGGAGATTATTTCTATGATAATGCAATATCTGGATTAACAACAAGTGTAACACTTAATTTTGTTAATGGTAATAATTATGTTTTATTTACAAATCTTACAACACCATTATCAACTTATTTAAACCAAATAGGAACATCTTTTATTTTACCTGATTCTAATTTAAATAATTTCACATTAACTATTGCTAATCCTCTTACAATTAGTGCTACATATGGTTATTTAGTTAACACAGGACAAAATAATATAACAAATGAAGTAATAGCTTCAACAGGAAATGTATATTTAACAAATACTCAATTCACACATAATTTACAAATGGAATTTAATGGTGTAAATGATAATTTATTAAATGTTAAATTTGTAGAAAGTGATAATCAAACTTTATTACCAATTCCTTTAAATTTAGGATTTACATTACCAACTTTATTAGATGTAACATCTTATGATGGTGATTATAAAGAAAGTGTAGAAATTATAAGTTTTATTAATGATAATACAATTTCAGTAGATGGGTCAAGATATTCTAATATCCAAGTAGGAGATTTCTTATCAGCATATGTAGATCCTACAATAGTATTAGAAGTAGGTGAAGTGCCTAAGAAAATAACAAGAATCTTAACAAGAAAAGTTAATCCTTCTGATAATACTCAAATATTACTATCTTGTGATTCTAAAGTTGATTCTAAAACTTATAATGGGGTTATGGAAACAACAAGATATTCTTCAATTGATAATTATGTATCAACATATAAGGGTATTTCTCTTAAAGGATTTAGAATGAGAAATGCTTCAATACCTGATGGAACAGAAGCAAGACAATCATCAATACTTGATTTAGTTGGAAAAGGAACACCATTATTTGAAGCTTTATCAAATAAAGATGCAATTGATTTCAGATATTTAATTGATTCATTTGGTTTAGGTTTAACAGAATACTCAAAACAACAATTAGTTGATATTTGCGGAGAAAGATTAGATTGCTTTGGTTTCTTAAACATGCCTTCAATGAAACAATTTAAACAATCAGCATCACCAACATTTATAGATGCTAATGGAGTATTACAAACAAGCTACATTGCAGCAGGTGGTAATTTAGACAAAAACCCAGCATTCTTATATTCTTTCGGTATAGGTAGAGGTACAACTTGTGTAGGTTATTTCACTCCTTATGTAACAGTTAGTGATAATGGTAGACCATTCGATGTTCCACCAGCAATGTTTGTAGCTACAACTTATATGAAGAAAATAAATGCAAACTCATCTTCTATAACTCCTTGGACTATAGCAGCAGGTATAACAAATGGTAAAATAAGTGGTTTTGGTAAAACTGAAATTGACTTTACACCACAAGACATTTCTAATCTTAATATGGCTCAAATGAACCCTATTGTATATAAAAAGAATAGAGGTTATGTTATTGAGACTGAAAATACAGGTCAAACTGATTATAAATCATCATTATCATACATTCACTGTAGAGAAGTGTTGATTGAATTAGAAAGAGATTTAAGTGCAATGTTATTAGATTTCCAATGGAAATATAACACAACACAAACAAGAGCAGAAATCAAACAAAGAGCTGATGCTATTTGTAGCACATATGTAAGTAAAAATGGTTTATATAACTACTTTAACAAGTGTGACCAAGAAAATAATACTCAAATTATCATAGATAATCAAATCGGTGTATTAGATACTTATGTAGAAATTATTAAGGGTATGGGAGTAATTGTTAATAATATAACAATCCTTAAGACAGGAGCAATTGCTTCAGGTGGTTTCCAATAATAATTAATAAAAATAATAAAAAATCCGTTCCAAAAGAACGGATTTTTTATTAAACATAATTAGGAGTTTTTAATATATATGTAAAAACAAAATGTTATGGATTTAGAAATTTTTAAAAAAAGTGATCCTTCTGGAAGTATGTGTAAAGAAAAATCTTTGTTAAAAACATATCCAAAGGAATATGAATATATTATTGATTATTGTATAAATAATGAATTAGAAGATTTACCTTTTAAAGAAAAAGTTTTTATTTCTGTCAATAATTTAAAAGAAGTTCCTAAATGTAAAAATAATAATTGTAGTAATAAAGTAAAGTATAAAAATTCAACAATAGGATATTTAACTTATTGCTCTAATAAATGTATAAGTTCAGATGAAAATATAAAAAAATATAAACAAGAAAAATCTATTGTTAAATATGGAACTAAAACCCCTGCTGAATCATTAGAAATAAAACAAAAAATTATAAAAACAAATTTAGAAAAATATGGGGTTAATTCTGCTATGTGTTTAGAAAAAACTCAAGAAAAATCTAAACAAACTTTATTAAAAAATTGGGGTGTAGATAACCCTAATAAATCAGAAGAATTAAATAAAAAAAGAATAGAAAGTTTTAAAATAAGTGATTTTAAAGAAAATTTTAAAAAAACATCCATTGAAAAATATGGAGTTGAACATCATTGGATGATAAAAGAAATACATGATAAATCAATTGATGTTTTTTATTCTGATTATAAAAAAAGAATAATAGATAAAATTAATCAAAATGATTATGAATTTAATGGTTTTAATAAAAATATAACTACATATTTAAAATTTTTTTGTAAAAAATGTAATACTAATTTTGAGATATTAACTTATCAATTTTATTATAGAGTCACTAATAATACTAGTATATGTACTAATTGCTTTCCTATATCAGAAAGTTCAAGTATTAAACAAATTGATATTTATAATTTTATTAAAGAAAATTATAATGGAGAAATTATAGTAAATACTAAAGATTATATTAATCCGTATGAAATTGATATTTATTTACCAGAATTAAAATTAGGGTTTGAATTTAATGGGCTATATTGGCATAGTGAGAAATTTAAAAAAGAAGAATATCATTTAATAAAAAAACAATTAGCAGAAAAAAATAATATTAATTTATTTACTATATGGGAAGATGATTGGGTTATTAAAAAAGAAATCTGTAAATCATATATTCTAAATAAGTTAAACTTAACATCTAAAATAGGAGCACGTAAATGTGTAATTAAAGAAGTTGATTATACAACTTCTAAAAATTTTTTAGATAGGAATCATTTTCAAGGTGATTGTAAATCATCAATAAGAATTGGGTTATATTATAATAATGAATTAGTTAATCTAATGACATTTTCTAAATTAAGACTTCCTTTAGGTGGAAAAAATCAAGAACATGTTTATGAGTTAACCCGATATTGTAATATAATAAACACTAATATAATTGGCGGAGCTTCCAAATTATTAAAATATTTTATTGATAAATGGATTCCAATTAGAATAGAAACTTATTCAGATAATTTAATTTCTAATGGAAATATGTATGAAAAATTGGGTTTTACTTATTTACATACATCTAAACCTGGATATTGGTATGTAATTGATAAAAAAAGAGAACATAGGTTTAATTGGAGAAAATCTAAGTTAGTCAAAATGGGTTATGATATAAATAAAACTGAAGAAGAAATTATGCTAGAATTAGGATATTATAGAGTATATAATGGCGGCAATAAAAAGTGGATTTTTTTATTATAAAAAATTTTCATATATTTATAATATAAAAAATATTTATTATGAATAAAGTATATCTACAATTTTGGGAATTATCAGAAATTAATCAAGAAGTTAAAAATGACGGAGTATCATTACATCTTACAATCAATGATTGTAAAAATTATATAAATCAATTTTATAAAAAACGAGTAGGAAAAAAAGTTCCAAGTAAATATTCTCGTATTGTCGGAGAACCTATATTAGTTGAGATAACTGAAAAACTTTTTAAGTTAGTAAAAAAGAATTTGAATCTTAAAATACGAAGTTATAATTATAATAATCTTATTAAATTAGAAGATATAATTATAGTTTAGATAAGAATTTATCAGTTATTATAATAAACTCAAAACCTTTTTTCTCACAAAACTCAATCATGTATTTCCATTTACTTAAATTTTTATTCCACATTTTTAGGGAATATTCAAAATTTTTAAGTTGTTTAACTGTAGCATTTTCTTTTAAGACTGGTGCTACAGTTTCACTATGTGGTTTAACTTCTGCTATAATTTTTGCAATACTACCATCAGGTTTTTTCATTTCATAATAAAAATCTGGATAGTAACTATGTTTAGAACTAATTAAACCTTGTGTACCATTATCCCAATCAGTTTTAACGTATTCTACTTTAAAATTTTCAGCAGACCATCTAATAACTTTTTCACTATAATCAAAAAATATCATAGCTTTTTTCTCTAATCCTGAACGATAATATAATCCACCTTGATTATTTAATTTTAAAACTTTGTCTTTGTTTTTTGGAATATATAAACCTTGATGATAATTACTATTATTTGGTTTTGAATTAAGCATATTAAAATATTATTTTTTTAATATATATTAAATGTCAGAGTTGTTGGAAAGAGTTAAATTATCTAATTTAGTATATGGAAAAGATATACCCGATGTTTTTAAACAAAACTCTTTATTTTTTTATGAAAAATATGGAAAGTCAGATAAAAGTGTCTTAAATGTAAGTCCTGGTAACATGAAGTTAGGATATTTTTATCATCTTGATTATAAAGATGATTCTAATTGGATTAAATATTCTCCTATATTTACTATTGATTTCAAAAAGTTTGATAACTTAATTATTATATATGGAGTTAATTTTAATTTTATTCCAATTGAAATAAGAGTATCTATTTTTGATAAATTTTTTATAGATAAAAACTTTGATAATAATATAGGATTAGCAGTTAATTATGAAGGATGTTATAATGAATTATTAAAATATGGATATGAATGGGCTATCGTAGAATACAATATGGCTCAAATAGTTTTAGTCCATGAAATTAATATGGAATTAATTCCTAGATTTCTATATTCAGGGCATCCAATAAATAAATATGATCCAAAAAAATTATATGAAATTTGGAAAACTAAATTAGAAACAAGAGATAAAAGACATGCTGAGTTATCTAAATTATTAGTTAAAGATATGTTTGATATATCATCAGATATTGATAAAAATTTCACAGAATTAAAAGACCATATTAATAGAATACAAAAAAGTTATAGTAAGTATGGAAAATAAAAATATTTATACAATGAAATTCAAAGAATTTATTTTTGAAGCAACTAAAACAGACATAAAAACTCTTAAAAAGAGTATGCCTTTACAAAAAGTTAAACACTCAAAAAGAGTTGCTAATTTAATTAAGTTATTAACAGTATCTCAAGATGTTCATAATGCAGCTTTATATCATGATTTCTTAGAAAGAGGTGGGTCTATTGATGTATTAAAAAATATGGTTAGTTCATATTCAATTAAATTAGTTGAGTTTTTAACATATTATGATAATGATGTAAAGTTATCTAAAAATAAATCATTAGATATCTTAAAAGAAAGATTTAAGGATATAGATACAAAAACAAAAAATGATATTATAGAAATTAAAATATGTGATCGTAT